ATAAACCTGCTTGATTACTACACGTTATATTCAATTTTGTACCAGAATATGGTAATCCTCCTACACCAACATTACCCGAATTGTAGTATATGTCTGAACCCGAGGTTGTCCAAACACTACTTCCACCTGAAACTGTCGTCCACGTTGGTGCACTACCTGGTCCACTCGATGTGAGTACTTGACCAGATGTACCTGCATTACCATTTACACTTAAATAACCCGTAAAGTTTATGTCACCATCGACTTCAAGTGTATAAGCTGGATTTGATAATCCTATACCAACATTACCCGAATTGTAGAATAACTTTGAAGTAGATGTTCGTATCCAGGAAGTCGTCCAAATTGGTGGACTACCTGCTCCATCCGATGTGAGTACTTGACCAGATGTACCTGCATTATTACCTACATATAATGCACCTGTAAAGTTTATGTTACCCGCGACATCGAGTTTATGAAATGGGTACGGTGCTCCTATACCCAAATTACCGGAACGGTCTAATGTCATTTTTGTACTAGATCCTACATCACCCCAATCAATACTCCATTTAAATTTTTGACCATCACTATTATCTACACCACATGCCCAACTTCCAACATTATTTATATCAAATGCTAGATAAGGATCACCTGCGGATGAACCACCTGTTCTTAAAGTTATTATAGCATCTTGACCACTACTATTATTTGTATTATATACATATATACCATTATCTGTTTGCGAACCCCCCGTTGGTTCTATATACAATCTCCCGTTAGATGAAGATGACCCTATACTTACGTTACCCGAATTGTAGTATATGTTTGAACCCGAGGTTGTCCAAGGACTACTTCCACCACCACTAAACGCCGAACCGTTTTGGTAGAGCGTTCCCGTAAAGTTTATGTCACCATCGACTTCAAGTGTATAAGCTGGATTTGTTAATCCTATACCAACATTACCCGAATTGTAGAATAACTTTGAAGCACTCGCTTGTATCCAGGAAGTCGTCCAAATTGGTGCACTACCTGGTCCATCCGATGTGAGTACTTGACCAGATGTACCTGCATTAGTACCTACATGTAATGCACTTGTAAAGTTTATGTCACCCGCGACATCGAGTTTATAAGATGGAGTGGTTGTTCCTAAACCCAAATTACCAGTATTTAAATCTAAATTAAAACGATCGTTACCGGAAAAATTATAAGAATTTCTTATTATAAATTTAGTATTAATACTATCTAAACCCATACTACAACCGAAACCCCCTGCCTGAAGTAACATATAAGGATTTGCTTGACTGTCATATATTGTTAAACCTGCTTGATTACTACTCGTTATATTCAATTTTGTACCAGAATATGGTAATCCTCCTACACCAACATTACCCGAATTGTAGTATATGTCTGAACCCGAGGTTGTCCAAGGACTACTTCCACCACCACTAAACGCTGTTCCGTTTTGGTAGAGCGTTCCCGTAAAGTTTATGTCACCATCGACTTCAAGTGTATAAGCTGGATTTGATAATCCTATACCAACATTACCCGAATTGTAGAATAACTTTGAAGTAGATGTTCGTATCCAGGAAGTCGTCCAAGTTGGTGCACTACCTGGTCCATCCGATGTGAGTACTTGACCAGATGTACCTGCACTACCATTTACACTTAATTCACCCGTAAAGTTTATATTACCCGCAACATCTAAAAGATAAGCTGGGTTTATAGTTCCTATACCTACGTTACTACTTGTTACTAAAGACGTTGATGTATTTGTAAACTGTATAGTATTAGATGTTGTATTACCATTATTCGTAATATCTTCTAAAGTAAGTGTTTCCAAAGTACTTATCCTCGATGCATTACTCGTCATATCGGTTTCCAAAGTACTTATCCTCGATGCATTACTCGTCATATCGGTTTCCAAAGCAATTCCCGAGAGTGTAGTACCATTACCGTAAATGTTACCCAATACTTCTAAATCGTTGGATACTGTAAGTCTCGAAAAATAATTTAAACTTTCTGTAAATTGGTAAGTATAAACAGAACCAGACGACGTGTTACTATAATAAGTTTCTTCACTCGCTCCTACTATACTAATCGCACCATCGTAAGATGTGGAAACTGAAGAACCAAAAAAACCGTTGTTTTGTTGATTAAGAGAAGATAGTATAGTGTAATCAAACCATTCTGTTCCTATACGTACGTATACATAAGTTGTTCCGTCGCTTGTATAACTATTGTTTTGTGTTGAGTTTTGTGGAGCTGATACTAAAGCAACGTTACCATTCCCTGATAAAGAAACGCTATAAGCACCAAATTTTGGAGTACTAGAAACATTTCCCCACGGAATTAATTTAAATTCTTCAGACCAAGTTGTTCCCGAACGCGTAAATACGTAAGCTGTATCCTTATTAAAACAACCTACGAGGGCTGTATTACCATCATCTGAAATAGAAACACTAATTCCAAACTGGTTAAGAAACCCTGCATCGGACGCTATTAGTATTCTCTCTTCTGTCCATGTTGTTCCTGAACGTGTAAATACAGTAGCTGAACCTGAACTCAACTGTCCCGCGTACAAATCACTTTTATTTCCAATAATAACTGTATTACCATCGTAAGAAATATCAACTGATTGACCAAACTGTTCATCTATATTTACACTCGATCCTACTATTTTAGCTTGTTGAGACCATGATGTTCCCGAACGTGTGAACACGTAAGCTGAACCTGAAGAGTATCCAGGAGTGACTGACTCTTCAAGATAAGCTCCAACAATAGCCGTATCACCGTCTCCAGATATAGAAACACTAAGTCCAAACTGATCATTACTTTCTACATCTGATGATACAAGTTTAGCCTGTTGGGTCCAAGTTGTTCCAGAACGCGTAAACACGTAAGCTGAACCACCATCTGTAGTTGAGTTTGGATCTTCTTGATAAGCTCCTGTTATGAATGTATTACCATCGTGTGATACCGATACGGATATACCAAGGTAATCATTATTGGCTACATCCGAAGATGTTAATTTAGCTTGTTGCGTCCAAGTATTTCCAGAACGTACAAAAATGTAAACCGAACCACCATTGGATACGTTATTAGCAACCGTATACGGTGTTCCTATTACCGCCGTGTTACCATCTCCAGATACAGATACAGAAGTTCCAAAACCATCGAATACATCTATATCCGATGATACTACGAGCGAATTTTCGTAATAACTGGTTCTATTAATAAAGTTAACATATGCATTATTACTCGTATAAGTATTATTTATTTCTTGTGTACTGAACACATTTATGTTACTCACGTTTAAATCATCACTTACATTTATGTTACTCACATTTATGTTACTCACATATAAGTTACTACTTATATTTACATTACCTACAACATCAAGTTCATAATTCGGAAGATTTGTTCCTATACCAACACTATTATTAACATATGTTGAATCAATATCAACTACAAATTTTAATTCGCCTATTGTACAAAACGACGTCGTTGTGGTCACCTCTTCTATTTCTGTACAAACTAATCTAAAATAAGAATAAGCAGCTGTATTAGTAAAGGAAATAGTCGTGTATAGTCCAGTAGTATACGTTTGATTCGTAAAACTATGTATTTCTGTCCAAGTGGATCCATCGTTACTTCCCAAAAGCATACCATCTTTGATGCAACGTGTATCATAATTGCTTAAGGGTGCAATTTGTATTTTAACTGGGGCTATATGCAATGGTAACTGTAGTTGTATCCATTCACCATATATTACCGAACTTCCATTATATGTTGTCGATTTACTAGCTATATAATAAATTCCCCCTTGATATCTCGGATACGATATCCACCCGTCCCCAGATCCTACTGTATGATTAAATGCTTTCCATGCTAAATATGTGGTACTAGCAATACTACTAGACGATGCTGTATACCCACCTGAACTTACTGACCAATAATTTCCAGTAGATGTTGTTCCACCTTGCATTGCCGTTATAGGGTATAGGTATGAGGACAAATTGGCTTCCCATGGACTAAGTAATACTCCACTTTGGTAAATATTACCGGAAAAGTTTATATCACCACTTATATTTACATCACCTCCAACTACCAATCTTTGTGTAGGTGGACCCCACAAATACATATCTTGAACTGATGGTATGTATTCACTCGGTCCTCCTACTGCAACCTGAATACCGTATGCTATCATACCAATATAACAATCTGTTATACTATCACCATCGACAGACCCTATAGTAAAATGTTTAGTCCAATTTGTAGTAGAAGGTGTACTACCTATAACATTAGTATCGTATACTGTTCCATTTATATGTATATAACCCAAATCCCCATTATCATTACTGAAAGTAATATATACATGGTACCACGTGTTCGTGTCAAAATTCAACGCGGTTACTGGTTCTACTGTATGTGTACCGAAATTCATAATAATTGTTGTACTTGTTAATTCGAGTTTCATACCATTGTTTGCTGTACTACTTGGTGTACCAAAAGATATTAAGGTTTTATTTGATGTAAAAGACGATTTTGGTCTTGTTAATTTAAACCAAAACGATAACGTATGACCAGTACCACCACTATTAGTAGCATAACTATTATTTTGTGCAAATCCAGATGAAGAACTCATATAAAACGCACATTCAGTTTCACTGTAGTTGAAATTTGTTAAACTTGATATGGTACCATATGAATCACCCCTAAATTTACCAATCCATGGTGTACTATTAATTGCAATTAGATTCGAATGTATCTGATTTGAACCTTCGAAATTATATACACGAGGCGAACGTGTATCATATAAAATTCTCCAACACCATTTATCCGAACCAAATACATTTTGATATTCGGGCCAACCAATGTTAAGTCTACGTCTAGTAAAACAATCGCCTTCTATATCTAAAAGCGCTTTCGCGTTACACTGCATTTCTGACGTTGTATGAACACTGGTGTTATCTGGTATATGCATTTCGGCGTTTAATTTAATGAGACCTTGTTGATTTACGGTTATAACCGGGTGATGATCATAATCACCATCATCTCTAACATAAGAGTCTACTCTAAATTCGTGTGTTTTGAAACGTATCATATCTTGAGCTTCGCGTTGAGACTTCTTAGAGAATATGAGTTCGGAGTATCCTTGTTCCCATTCACTAAAATTTGTACTATCGTAATGGTATATTCTATTTTCAATTTGTGTTTGTTCATAGGAATTGTCTCTATAGGTACCACCAAATGCGAGTTTTTTAGGGTATGAATTGTTCGTTGTACCATCGTTAGGTCCGATAACTAAAGTATCAGCCGCTAAATATCCACCCGAGAGTGTATTACCGTCGATGGTTTGGGTTAGTTTAAAATAAAAAGAAGGTATAATACCACCGTTTACGCCACTTACCGAAAGTGTATTACCTCTTGATATACAAATAGCACCAAGTGATCCATCGGTGTTACCGCTTTGACCTATAGTATCGGTGATTTCAGTAGTCGTTTCGAAAAATGCTACACCGTTAAAGTCATAAACCATTATTCCACCTTCGGTATTTCCGTAAGGTGTAGCGTACGAAGAGGGTGCTTTTAATAATAAACACGCTAAGCGTTTACCCGCAAAATCTATATCAAAATATTTACCTAATCTATCACCCGGTTGTTGTCCAATTACTCTACCAGGAGATAATTTCCAATAATTAGTACTATTATCTAATTTCCAAGATTCAATTTTACCCCAGTGTGCACCACCTTGTGAGCCAGAGAACCCGTACCTTGGTGAACCACCAATAACATAGTCACCATCCGTTGAAATTTTAACTTTTTCACCACACGACGGAAAATCCCACGCGTACGGTGGATTAGATGTAGCTGTCGATAAATCCTGTTCCGATTCCCCTGTTATAAAATAAGTTGTTTTAACATCATATGATCCCCAATAACCACTAGAACTAATTCTAATAAATACCTGGATATGACCTAACATAGCTATACTTTGTAAGTAATCATCGGAAGACCTGTTAACATAACCAGACCAGGGATTACCCGTAGTTACGTGTTGTGTATTTGAACTATTTATAACACTTACAGGTGTACCTGGAGCACCTATAGCTAAATAGTCACCATATGGTGATATATTTACACTATGACCAATTCTATGTCCAGAATCTGTTACATAATAGTAATCAGTTCCATCTTTCACTACGGGGTAAGACGGTGAAAATGGAGATGGAACTGCTAGACCAAAACCATTACCAGTAACAGGAGATGATCTTCCAACATATTTAATCTGAACATTATTACCTACATCACTAACACGACCATATAAAATTCTTAAAACCCATGCATATCCATGATTATTAGGTGTACTATCACCAGGTGAACCTACAGCTAAATATTCGCCTGAATTTTTTGATAGAGATACAGAATACCCAAAATTAACAGGTACGGCTGTATGATATGCCAACGTTTGTGCATTTGATTCTATTCTTGTTATTACAGGGTTTGACCATATATTCGAAGATTGACTGTTTGAATTATATACGTAAACGTTATTTTCTAGGGGTGACCCAACTACAACTAAATCACCGTCCCATGTACACGAAACGTCTTGACCGAACCCACTCGGTCCAGTTGTTGAGTATTCTTGTGTCCATACATTTGCTGATTCGTGATACATGTATATTTTAAAAGTATTTGTAACGTTAGATGTTGCAAATAAATATGTTTCATCGAATGACATATCCAAAGCAGTAGCTTGGATACCTGAAAGAACAGGTCTTACACGAGTACCTGAATCATACGACATCTATTATAGAATAAGAATTAATTAAATTGTAATATTTTTCGGTGGTCTCTCTGCTACGACTACAGTGTCTTTTATATTTAACGAACGAACTAATATAGTATCTGCTTGTATATATCCACCGGTTGGTGATGTTATTACACCATTAACATACAAACTATCTGAAAGGTATGCATTACCTTGTTTTACTATGAGAACGTCACCACCTGAAGTTGAATTAATAACACTAAACACATCACCTACATCGAGCGTATGTGTAGGTGCCATATTTGCAATACCCACATTACCATCAGTAACAAAAGATACGGACGTGTTCGTGAACTGAACCGTATTAGACGTCGTATTACCCGTATCGGTAACCTGTTGTAAATTTGGTTGATAAGGTGCAGACCATTCAAAGTCAGTACCACTACTGTTTACTGTTAATACATCACCAACCGTCGTACTTACAGGTAATTTTGTAAGTTGGTTTGTGTTTGTACCAACGAGTAAATCACCTTGATTGTACGTATTGAAACCCGTTCCTCCGTATAAGTTCGATAAAACACCAGAGTCTATGTTACTTGCGTTAGAACTTGTTATACCCGTACCATCGCCGTAAATGTTTATTGCATTTACGTTTGATACGAATATATCACCACTCGAGTCTCTTGCAACGAGTTGGTTAGCAAAGTTTTGTACATTTGCTACTACGCGAAGGTTTGCATCTGTTATACCGGACCAAGGTCCACCTGTTATATAATCGTCCGTATATAAATTGGCTATGGTACCCGAGGCCGTAGAAGACGGGTTTTCCCACGTTGGTGCACCGCTTGTTCCGTTTGTTGTTAAAACATAGCCAACTGTACCAGGCGTAAGACTTGTTAAAGACGTTGCAGTGTCTGCGTATAGTATATCACCAATACTATAACTTGTTAAACCAGTACCACCATGATCTACCGCTAAAGTTCCTAGACTTATGTTACTCGCGTTTGAATTCGTTATACCGGAACCATCGCCATTTAAAGAACCGTTAACGACCGTAAAATTATTTTGAACGAACAAGTTACCGTATACCTGTACCTTAAGTTCTTGGTTATCCATGTTTAAAACGTGGTTATCGGATGTAGTATTTTGTGTATACCCTAGTGATAGTTCATGCGTAGGTGGGTGGTATATTATACCCACGTTTGCGTACGTACCACTGTCATCATGTTCCATGATTATACCCGTATCGAGATCGTGAACGGCATTGTTTACACCTATACCAAAAATTCGATCTTCGATAACAACATTATTTGACGTGAAAACTGTAGTGTTACCAGCTAAAGTTAAATTACCACTTATTTCAGCTTCGGCTGCGTTTATTACATATTTACCAGATACCGGGTCGATGTACGTAGGTGCATTTTTCAAAAACCCATCCGTTCCAACCATCGTGAGGTGTTGTTTGTTTGGATCTATGAGACCGGCTATACTTACGTTACTACCTATCTTAATATTACTCGAAGTGACTAAAGATGTAGTCGTATTACTAAATTGAACTATATTGGTTGTCGTGTTTCCTGTATCGGTAACATCTTGTAACGTTTTTGTTTTGGTATCTAAAAGAGAAGGTTCGATTTTTTTGAGTTCATTACCTGTACTGTTTACGTAAATATACGACGGTTGTGAAGTTACAATTTCTGCGTTTGGTATATCGTTTGATCTACCAACACCCGTAACAAGAATTTTACCTCCCGATTTAACACAAATACCAACGTTTTGAATCTTATCCGTATTTTCGAGAGGGGTCGTGTTCATCAACTTTCCTACAGCGGTATTACTTACGTAAAGTATTTCACCCACCTGAAAATTTGGGTCTAGTGAAGGCATGCTAAAAACGCCAAACGTGACGACGTGTCCGTTATCATTTTGGTATATGCTATCGTCCATAACAACGCCAATGGCAGGCATTTTCGTAGAATCGGACGAATCTGCTTTGTGTACTATGGGTGTATTTCCACTTTCTCCGGAAACGTAAACGATATCACCTTTTACGAGATTTTCTCCTGCTTGAACTTCGACGGATGTAAAGTCTATGTAATCGTCTATCCAGTTACCTGAATTGTACACGAGACTTTTATGGTCGTCTGGATCCGTTATTATGACGTTAGAGAGTTGGTCGAGTTTTACTAAGACGTTCGAATTGAGATCGGTCGTAAACGCGGTGTGTGCATTTATAAATCGAACTGTATTTGAAGTTACGTTACCTTTATCGGTAACTGTTTGTAAAGTACCTATCGCTGAACCCAAATTTATATTTGATAAACCACCACCGTCACCTACAAATATACCGGGTGATTGTAAAACAATATCTAAGGTGGCTACGTTACCATTTTCTAAAATATTTTGTAGATTTGAAGTAGTTTGATCACTACCTGATCCCTTGTACTTTTGTATGTTACGACCTGAATCACAACAGGGCATTCTTACAAATATGAGTGATTATTTTTAGGGTAAAATGAGGCATTTGCCCTTGTTAAAAACGTCTGATTCTTCTTCGTTTCTTACGCGTGGTATTTTAAAACCACCTTGTCTATACACTTTGAGACGTTTATTATACATGGCGTGACAAATCGACCACTGATCGAAAATATCGTAAATGTGAGGGTTATTCTTTTTACCGTGCGTTTCACGCATGATTCGTCCTATGGATTGAACTATATCTGACTTAGGGGTTGCAAGTATAACCGTATCGAGCGAAGGTATATCGAGACCTTCGTGTGCCTGACTAAACGTCGCGAAAATGATTTGTTTTTTACTCGATTCGGTTAATTCGGCTTCTTTCATACCACCCATGTATAAACCCGAAGTTTTCTTGAAACTTTGGTGGAGTACTTCACAGTGGTGACGACGATCGCTTAAGACGAGAACTTGGCGCGTTCCCTTAACGATATTTTTTATAAGGTTTAGTATGACGATATTTCTTGCACGATCTTCGGTAAGTTCGGTAATCATGGTTGCTAATGAAAGTTTACCGAAACGCGTACACGGTGGTGGTTCACTATAACGATGACATGAGTATTCTATGGGGAACACTTCGACTTGTTGTTGATTTTCGCGTTCGACGGCAAAGAATGTTGGTCCCATGAACCAGTGTAGAACCTTCGTGAGTCCATCCTTACGCGTCGGTGTTGCCGAAAGACCAAAAACGTGTTTGGGACACATTTTGAATAGGGATTGGGAAAACACTTTCGCGCATATATGGTGTGCTTCATCAACAATCAAAGTCCCTATCGTATCGAAATCGTTAAACGAGTACTCTTTGAGTGACAAAGATTGAAGCATAGCAATGACAAAATCACAGTCCGTTTCTTTTTTGTCTTGTTGGACTATACCTATGGACGCACCGGGACAAAACTGTTGGATACGTTCACGCCACTGGTTCGCCAAGAACTCTTTGTGAACAACAATCATGGTTCGGTAACCAAGTTTACACGCTATGGCCAAGGATACGGTGGTTTTACCAAACCCGCACGGAAGTGAAAGAACACCGTGTCCGGCCTTGAGTGCAGCCGCCAAAGCATCGTTTTGATGTGTTTCGTCACGTAATTTTCCATTAAACTTGGTCGATATTTTAACTGGTTCGGGGCGCCTATCTTCTTTTGGTGGACCGATTTTTTCTTCGCCGTAAAATCGGGGAACGCATAAACCCGTTTTCGTTTTTCTGAATACCTTAAAGGGAGGCGGAGGAAACCCAAATTCCGTGTTTACAACGGCACGAACCGTAAGTTCGTTTTTGATTTCCTGTGTCTCGCCTGTGAGGTACCCTGAACGCGTGAGACTCATTTACTGATAATGGTTTCGTTTTTTTAATTAAGATTATTAAAGATAATTACACATAAAAGTATATAAAATGACGGTTATGAAATTAGAGGAAAATATCAAGAAAATGAGCGAAGAACTTGAGAAAATGAAAATAGAAACGTATAGATTGGAGGGTAGTTTGAAGATGTTAATTGCTATTAAGGAAGGTGGAATTGAAGAATTGGATTTACCAAACATCAAAGAAGAGGAAAAGGAAAAAGAAAAGTGATCACGAGGTACTTTTGATATATTTTAAAACCCACGAATACCCACTGTGTTCGTGAGCATTCCAAACACCGTTAAACTGTAGTTCAGTTTCTATGGTATCACCTTTTACAAGTGATTGTACGGGTTTATCACCTTCGACGTTACACATGACGCGACGGTACCTGAACGGAACTTTCACTTTTAAAACGTTACCTTCGAGCGGGTCGTCGAGCTTATCTGGAAAGAGTATGACATCTGACCTGTTTATATGTAGAGCGAGTACACGTTCTTTAAATTTATCGGGTACGGTAATCCTAATATACTTTTTTTCGTTATATTCATACATTGGTTCATAAACAAGGGCTTTAACTGAATACAACATTCAATCTTATATATATCAATACGAGCACCAAAACTATAAGTATGAATAGTATGTGCGATGTTAATAACAATTGTTTTGGTTTTCTTGAACCATATTCTTTATGACAAAACGATCTACCTACTTCTACGGCGGATTCTAAACTTGCAAAGGGTGTGTTTCTTTCAGACATCATACCACAAAGAGCTACTTTAGAACATTCACCGTAAAAGGGAATTTGTCCTTTTAAACCTAGAACACCGGAAGATTGTTCGAAAAACCATTTACCATCTTTCCACGAAGAACCCCATGCTATTCTTATGTTTTTAGGTTTTGGTAGGTCCAGTTGTGATAAAACTCTCACTTTTAAAGTGTCTGGTTCTGTTGAAAGTATTTCTTCGGTTAAGTTACACATCACACACGATACGGTTTTTTTATCACTTAATACAACTGGTTGTATATTATATTCCGTTTCCATGATATACTCGATATCAGATTTGTTTAATTGTATTTCTTGGTCGTAATCTAAGAGTATGTTTATGCATTCATATGCACTTCCTTTTATTTTATCGCGTGCATCTTTACCCCAATTGTCACCTATAAGTTCAATTGCTTTGTTATTATCTATACACATGACGAGTATACCGTCGTTTAATATATCACCATTGCTTAATTTTGCCAAATATTGATCTTTGCCATATTCAACACTTTCGAGTTCTGTTTTAAAAACAAACTTAACACCGCGTTTTTCGAGAACTTTTTGCATGGCGTCACACATGACTTTACCCGAAACTTTTTGTGTGTATTGCTTAGATGTTGCAACGTGATCAAAACTCTTGACGAATTCGTAAGCCGACATTTTATCCCAGGTAACACCATCCATGACGAGTGGAAAAGCTTGTATGAGTTTTTTGCCTGTTTCTGATAATTCACCTAAAGCGTCTTTGAGTGTTATACTTTTATATTTCGACGGTTGTGTTAAAACTCTAAAAGATAAGCTTAACAGTGTTATATAATCTTTCGATTTGAGATATTTGAATAATATACTATAAAGTTTAGAATCAACCTTTTCAAAAAAATCATCCCAATGTATACTCATTTCTTTGAATAAACTATCCGTGTTTACGAATGCGTTATCAAAAACTATTCTGTGTGCATGCAGATCTCTTTCTTTTAAAGAAGGTTCCCACCAAGACCCTCCTGCTGATTTTTTCCTGTCGTATATTATAATTTCGTGATTTGTCATGTTGAGAGTTTCCCAAGCGACCGACATACCTGTTGGTCCTGCACCTACGATATGAACTCTCATTTATATAAACATACAATTATTATTTGGGAAGGTACAGCATATCTTAAGACATATACAAAATTATAAATATTTGCCACATCATCACTTTACTTTATTTATTAGGATATTTATTTAAAGAAATATAATGTCATCTATAATAAGATGGTGGTGGCATGTCTCGCTAAAAATACACCCATACGAATATTACCACAAAGACAAAAACAAAAGACGTGGAAATTTGCGGCTGAATTTTTATGGAAAAGGCAGTTTGAGAAGGATCAGGTTAAGTTTGGGAAATGGACGAAAGACCAACTCGTCGAGTTAGGACCAACGTTTATAAAGTTGGGACAAATAGCATCGACACGCGCTGATTTATACCCCATCGAGTTTATTAGTCAATTGGAATCTTTACAAGATAACGTACCTCCTATCGATAAAGATTCTATAGAAAACATAATTAAGGATCACGTAGATTCAAAAGTTTTCGAGAGTTTTGATTACGAACCGTTTAAATCGGCAAGTATAGGTCAAGTACACAGGGCGGTTTTAAAGGATGGTTGTGAGGTCGTCGTAAAATTGAAACGACCTGATATATACAATATAATGAAACGTGACACGGATGACGTTAAGGATATTGTAAACTTCCTCGAAAAAGTGGGCGTTGATACGGGTGCAACTTCAGGCTACGTTCTCGACGAGTCTATAGATTACCTTCTCGCCGAAACCGATTACAATAAGGAAATAGATAACGCCATAAAGTTTCGTAAATCGTTCAAAAAGGTAAAGTGGATTAAAGTACCAAAAGTTTACCGAGAATTGTCTAATAATGATATGATCGTGATGGAATACGTCGAGTCCGAAAAACTTGCAGATATAACGGATCCAAAAGTGAATGGTAAAAAGGTATGCGAAGCGCTCATAAACTCCTACGTGATTCAAACGATGGATTACGGGTTTTTCCACGCTGATCCACACCCCGGTAATTTGGGGTTTTCTAAGGAAGGTAAACTCGTATTTTACGATTTCGGACTCGTTATTGAACTTACGGACGAGATAAAAGAAGGGTTTCAGAAGATGTTTATATACATAATAAACAAAGATACGAAAGGTATAGTTGATACTTTGATAGATTTAAAAGTTATTTTACCAACAACGTCTGATACGTCGGATATAGAACTCTTTTTCAAAACAACTTTGAACTACCTCGAAACACTCGACGGTAAGAATTTGAGAAACGATATCATGCAGGACGAGCTTTTAATGTCATTAGCCCAGAAGAAACCGTTTATTATACCTACATCTTTCATATACCTCGCAAAAGCGTTCTCTACTGTAGAAGGAACGTGCGTGAACTTGGACCCTAAATTTACGTATTTTGATTACCTCGAACCCCTTATTAGAGAACAGGTTTCGGATGTTATAGATATAGGCGACATGTTTTCGACCTCGATGGAAATGCCTAATAGGATAAGGAATATAAGTACAGCTGTTCTCGGTTTGGAGAAATCGAGAGCATCTATGAAAAGAAGTATAGAACGTTCTAGAATCGAGTCTAGGTACGTTCAGTATAGCATTTTATCGGCTGTTTTTGCTGGTAATATGTTAGTTCACGATAACCAATCGGCGTTCGTGCTACTCTCTTTATTGAGTTTAGACCTCGTTATTAGGGCTTCTCGTAAAAATCAATAGCGGTGGATTCCGGGGACGATGTAGATGAAGTAGCTTTTTCGGTAAAGAATTCCTTGTGTTTTTCGAACAAGTTTTTTGTTCTTTCAATCTCGTCTTTACCAATTTCCTTGATTTTTTCGGAAACGTTTTTGAGTTGTTCTTGTCTTTGTTTACGAAGTTTCTTTCCAAACTTCTTAAACTTTTTTTGTGTTGATGCAAAATTAGCTGAAACTGTTGATAATGAAAACATTTTATTTATTCTTACTTACTCTTTACTGACATTTTTATCGAGCCCCAAAAGTTTCATTTTCTCCTCGAATTCTCGGCGTTCACCGGGTGACTCTATAGGTGTACCGTTTGCGATAGCCTCTATTTCCGGTCCAGAAAGTTGGATTGAGTTCATTCTAAAGTCTACGAACGCTTTCATGGTAATAGGTACGAGTGGTTTTATGATTTCGTAAATGGCTTCGGCGTACTCCCTTATTTCCTTTTGTGCGTGGTGATCCATTCTGAGACGGAGGTAGTGCATGAGATTATGGAGATCGATTTTCCAGTAGAATTCCGTATACGTAGATTGTGTGAGTGCACCCCTGGCCTGTTCCCTACAACACCCGTCCTCGAGTAACTTTTTATACAATTCGTACGAGGTATCGAAGTGTTTGTTGAACGTTTCTGCATCTTCTTCGGGTATTTCGACCGAACCTTCTGAACCTTGGTGGTTAGTCTTGGATTGTGTGCGTAGAGTTTCGGGTTTATAGTGATCATCTTTGACGACCGAGTACCTCGCCGAGTACTCGTTAACACTTGCCATTCTGTGTCGCATGTGTTGACGCGCGATATACATCGGCATTTTAATGTGAAACTTGAATTCAACCATTTCGAATGGTGTGTTATGCCAATGACGCATTAAATATCGAATAAGACCAGCATCACCTCGAGACGTTTTCGTTCCGTCTCCGTAAGATACGCGAGCGGCTTGAACAATTGCTGAATCGAGTTCCTTTTGTGGCATGTGATCCACGAGCCTAACAAAACCATGATCGAGTACTTTTTTCTCCATTTAGTATAAGTACGAACACAATCTTTAAGATGTTATCCGATAGTGACATTCGTAAAAAGATAACGCAACTTCGTAAGAGTGAAGGTAAAATATATGCACCGTTAAAATATTTCAGGGGACTGAACACTCTTAAGAACGTCGAGACGCGTTACAAAAAGATGTTAAAGCGTGATTATAAACTGTTCAAAACCGATAAGAACGTCGAAACGAAAACGTCGAGTTATACGTCAAAGTTTCGCAAAAAGTATCCCGGTGTAACGAAACTGAAAGATATTTCTAAAGTGACGGGTATACCTTTGAAAACTTTAAAAACCGTGTACGACCGTGGGTTAGCCGCGTGGCGTACGGGACACCGTCCGGGTGCTTCTGCACAAGCGTGGGCGTATGCGCGGGTACACAGTTTCGTCATGAAAGGGAAGACGTATTATACGGCGGATAAGAATTTGAGGTAGTTGTAAACGAATTAACTAATTTAGACACTACGAGTGAAATAACTGGTACAGAAACCGCGTTACCCGCCAGTTTGTAAAGTGCACTATCCGACATTTTTGGAAATTTATATACGGAAGGGAACCCTTGTAAATTGAAACATTCCCTGGGTGTCAATTTACGAATACCACGGGTATCTTTTATTATAGGTACATTGTGTCCACCACTACCCATATTAGCGGTTAGGGTAGGACAACAATTGCTTTTATTTTCTCTAATATAGTATCGTCTATACTGATAAATTACATTTTCACTTATATTCTTTGTTACATCCTTTGCGATTTGAGGGAACACTTTTAATTTATCCGTGTAATAGTACTTATCGTCAATTTCTTTTTCAATGAAATCTGTGATACACTTTCTTTCAGTTACACCAAAATCAAAGTCGAACGCATCGTACGCATTCTTATCCCTAAACCCTACGATATAAATACGTTCTCTATGTTGAGGTATTGGTGTAATTTTAGCCGTATCCAAAATCTTGTATTTGATCATATATCCACACTTTTCAAGAAACTCTTTTATAACCTTGAACGTGTTACCCTTATCGTGTGAAGTGAGATTTTTCACATTTTCAAGAATGATTGTTTCTGGTTTATGGTATTCGAGTATTTCTATAATCTTCCAAAAAACATTGGATCTAACATCATCGAATCCTTTTTTGTCACCGGCAATACTAAACGGTTGACATGGAAATCCACTACACAATAGATCGTGTGAAGGTATTGTTTTGACATCTATATCCATAATATCACCCAATTTAAATGCCCCATTTTCGTGATTCATGTTGTAAATATCTTGGGAAGATTCCATAATATCGTTTGCGTATACACATTTGTATTTTCCACTTGATTCAAGGGCGATGGAAAACGCTCCGGTTCCTGCACATAAATCAATAAACTTCTTCATGCATATCATATATACACGTTTAATCTTTAATAAAGTCTCTGATATCTCCTTCCCATATGAGTTGACAATTACTATTCAATTGTGACAGTATATCATCAAATTTTAGTCGGGGTCTTCTTCCAACTAAAGCCTGATCCGCAAAAGTATCGGTTTTGTTTACTTTTAAATTTTTCCATTCTTCGGATACGTTTGATAATGGAATTTCATACAATTTGAACTTGTATTCTTGATAATTTAAACCATCAAGAAAATAGATGGCGTCCCATTTTTCTTTTGGACCGAAAGAACATGGACCGTTTGATGTAAAGCATTTGAATTCAAGTTTTTTGATTCCGGTGTATTCTATCGATACTTTGACTTTTGATTTCGTATATTTCAATTTTACTATAAAATCATTGGCTGGTATGTAACCATCACCCGAAACAGGTGCCCCTATATTTTTACACCATCTCGCGTCTATTTCTTTTAGATTCCTAAGTATATATATTATAATGTTTTCTGATAATTCTTGTGGTAAATTCATACTCCGACCTCCAAAAATTTTTTGCATGTATTTTTGGTAGTCGATTGTGAGTTTTAGCCCACATAAAATATCACTTATAGTATACATAATTTATAATAATAATACGACTTACTTAGGTTAAACAAGTTCATTAATTAAATCGTCTATACTTCTATAGTACCTTTTCAGATCTTTCATGAACCGTTTATTATTTTCGAGAACTTCAGCATCAGCTTTATTCTTATAAATGTACGCTAAATTTGATTTTGAGTACCGCGTCCGTTTCTGATTCTCGTTTGGTTTTCTCGGAACGAGTTTTTTACTCTTTTTCGAAACGCTTTGCATGGGCTCGACACGTTTCGTAAAACTAATGGCTTGCATGACGGTATCTGCGAGATCGTCTTTCTTTTTCGAGGCGTTAAAAATAGGGATCCAGTGTGCGTTAACGGTATTGTTCCATATGAATTGTTCACACCTTTGTATGGACGCCTTTTTACGTTTCGTATACATGGCTTTACCGGGACCCGCAAAATCGGGTATTTTGAACCTCGCATCGTAAATGATTGTTTCGGCGTCGGGGTTACGTATAACGAAATAGGCGTGAAGAAAGTGTTCGACCGTTTTCATTTTTTTATTCCTATCGGGTTGCTTTTCAATGAGAACCGTATCGGCTTGTAGAACCCATGGTTTCTCGTCTAAATGGTCTCTTAAAGAAACGAATAAGCCGTCTTTATGTTCA